CTCCTCGCTCACCCTGCGGACCTTGCGGTCCAATCTCACCCCGAGGTCCGGACTGGCCAGGTTCTCCTCGCTCGCCCTGCGGACCTTGCGGTCCAATCTCGCCCCGAGGTCCGGACGGGCCAGGTTCTCCCGGAGGACCGGCTTCACCCCGAGGTCCGGACTCCCCGCGCTCTCCGGGAGGACCGGGTTCACCACGAGGTCCGGACTCACCCTTCTCGCCGGGAGGACCGGGTTCGCCCCGAAGCCCTTGCGGCCCTGCGGGACCAGCTTCACCGCGAGGGCCAGGAGAGCCATCCTCGCCGCGTTCTCCGCGCTCGCCCCGCTCGCCCCGCTCGCCCTGTGGGCCAGGTTCACCAGCGCGCCCTGCCGCGCCCTGCGGCCCCGGAGGACCAACTTCGCCGCGAGGGCCAGGTTCGCCGTCTCGCCCATCTCGGCCGGGGGTCCCATCCCGCCCAGGCTCGCCGTCCCGAGGGGCTGGAGCCGCCTCCATCTTGTGCTCTATCTTCGATAGCCTTTCCGTCAGCGGGGCAATGGCCGTCGCCACATGAGACTTGACGCTCGTCACAATCCCGGAGGCTAGCTTCTCAAGATCGATACTCATCACGCCAGGCCTTTCGCAATGCGGTCGAGAAGATCAGCGGTTATTTCTTCAGCGCTTCGAATGCGCGATGAAGAGCTTGGTGGCGAGGGCTCCTCGGGATCCTCGGGATCCTCTGGATCCTCGGGCTCCTCTGGATCCTCGGCAGGGGAGGAGGCCGGAGAAGAACTTGCGGTCTTTCCGAACGGATCCTCCTGGGCGTCCCGCTTTGCCAAGGCTTCGAGGGAGTAGTTCTGCTGCTGCATGTAGATCGAGTCGCCGCCCTCCACCGGAGGAAGATTGCGGCGACGCCTCGCCTCGTTCGGAGCCATGATGCTTCCCTTGACGCTGTCGGTAAGCATCCGGACCATCGATGCATTATCCATCCGCATCAAGTCCTCAAGATCGAAGGCGACCTTCAAGGGGCGCCCCGCGGTATTGAGGTAGAGCCCTTCCATGAGAAGGGCTTCGATTGCCTCGACGTGAACCTGAAGGCAGTCGGCGTAATAGATTTGGTTCATGTCCTCGACCTTCTGCCCGGCCGGAAGCTCGGATAGTCCGATCTTGAAGGGCGGGACGTGGAAGGAAGAGCAGATCATCTTTGCGGTCAATCCAAGCTGCTCGGCAAGCTGGGCATCGACCGGATTGATATTGATCGCTTCGTATTTCAGCCCATCGCCGAGGACGGCCACCTTGCCGATTTTCTCGCCGCCGTAATTGGCTTCCCATTCCCGCTTGAGCCTGGCCGCCGTCGGGTCGGATATCTCGCCGGGAGCGACAAGTATACCGCTGGGCCTGCTCATGTTCTTGAAGAACTTCTCCGAGTTCTTTTGGATGCTCGATCCTTGGGATGCCGCGAGAGCGCTGGCAAACAATGGAGGGATGCCGACCAGCGGATGAAACAAGCACGGGCCGCGATCGTGGATCATATCAATCGCGGGAACAGCTTCCATCTCTTCCGTGACCCCGGAAAGATTGTCCTGCCCGATCCGATAGAAGATCGCGCCATTCGTCGCGACCAAAGGAGTCACGCGCTGCGGATCCAGAACATACATTCCTGTCACGAGGCCGCGCCGATCGTGAGCCTTGAGGACGTAGGTGTTTCCGTAGATGAGCTTCGAGAGAAGCCAAAGCTCTATGAATTGCTGCCGCGTCTGGAAATGGTTTGGCTTCTTTATCACCGGACCAAAGGCAGAGCTTTCGGCCTCCTCCCAAACTCCGTTGTCGGCCTTGGTCAGAAGATCCAGGCATAGTTTGCTGATGTCGGCAGAGATCAGCGAGATGCAGGAGTAGACGGCCCAGTTGGATAGGACGCGGTCGTTGTTTATCGGCTCTCCATCGGACTGCCAATTTCCAAGAGGCCAGTCCCGAATGGTGAACCATCCGCGCCCGCTATCGACAGGAGTAGCTAGAGCCTGATTCCGAAAGACCCCAGCCAAGGCGGCAAAAACGGAAAGGGCTTTACCCATTATTACGGACTCCGATTGCTAGAAGCGCCGCCAAGATAAAACAGAAAGCCGCTCCGACGATCAGAGCGGCTCCGGTTCCGAACAGCATATGCGTCCCGGCGATAGCCAAAGCGCATCCAGCGATAGAGAAGAGAAGGATACAGGCTGGAGCCGATGTCAGCCAGGCTAGTACCGCCGCGATGCGCGCCGCGGCTTTATGATTCACTCTCGGGCCTCGGGCATCATGACAGGTTCTTCAGCAGGAACCGGATAGCGCGCCCGCTTCGCCAAGACCAAAAGTCTTGCGTGGGCAGGAATAGCGACGAAGGAGTCCCCGAAGCGGAGAGGCCGTCGAGCATAGCTGTAATTTCCCAGAGCGACCAAAGAGACCAACTCGGGCTTCTTGCTAACCGGCCTTCTGCGGCTTGATACGGACGGCATTTTCTTTGCTCCTAGAAAGAGCCCCGAGGACAGAGCCTCGGGGCTTTGAGGGACGCCGCGTCACCAGACAGCGTCAGGAGGAGACCTTACGAGGCCACGCCGCCGTAAGCTGCATCGCCGATGTACTGCACGGCATGATCGCGACGCTTCTGGAAGTTGATCCGCCGCACGATCTTGATCGCGGTGGACTCTTCTTGGAACATCGAGGTCATGTTTGCCGAAGCAGCAACCGGCGTATCGGTCGCGCCTTGCGGAGCGGTATCCTGCTCGATGGCCGCGTCACGCGAGACTTCGACGCGCAATCCCGAGTCGCCGATCTTCCAGATATCGGAAGGCTTCAGCAGGATCACATCGCCGCTTCCCACGTTGTCGCCGACCAGCAGCGGACGGTTCTCGAACGTGCCTCCCTCGACGGTGACGCCGGGGAATTCGACTTGCCCGAGAGCATTGCGCATGAGCGACAGCGCATTCGCCAGGCCCGGATTCGTGACCCAGTACAACCCGCTCACATTCCGATTCTGAATGAAGGGCTGCATAAGGATCTCGATGTCCGTCCGGACGTTGTCCGCGGTGGCGCCAGCCGAAGTGAAGGCTGAGACGCCGTTCAGCATACCGGCAGGAGAGACGCCGGCAGAAGCCGCGGCGGTAGACAGGAAGGTCGCGTCGACCCGCTGGCCGCTCGCTTTCGCGAGAAGATCGCGGACCCACTGCTCGGCGGCAGGCGTGCTGTCTTCGAGCAGCTCGTTGGAGATCACGGCGAGAGCCGCAACCTTCAGGGGCGTCAGCGAGACCGCGCTTGCCGAAGCGCTCGACGCCGGGATGCCTTTGGACTGCCCGACCCAGTAACCGGTCGCTGCGCCATCGGTACCCTTGATCGTGACGTTCGCCGGAACCTCGCGGAGCGGCAGCTTGTCGTAGACCGTCATCTCGTGAAGGTACTCGATGAAGTCCCCGGTGTAGCGGCCGTCGGCCTGGACCAGCTCCGAGCCCCATTCACCCGAACCCGAACCGCCGCCAGGAACGGCAGCCATGCGGATCAGGTTGACGAGAGTCGGATTCGTCTTGCCCCAGCGAGCCTTGGCGATCTCGCCAGCCGGAACCATGTGATTCCGAGAGAGGGCCATGGCGATGACCATCCGGGTGTAGTTCTGCCCCTTGAAGTCTTCGTCCTTGTCCTTCGGCTTGGTGTTGATGAAGGGCGCGCCACGGCTGTTGCGGATCGCGGCGGGATTCTCCCGGTCGGTCTCCACCGGGTTCGCGCTGTCGGCCATGCGCATCTCGAAGCGAGTGACGCGCATGCTGTTCTCGATCGTGGCGATGGCGGAATCGAGTTCGTCGAATTCAGCCGCTTCGTCGGAGGTCAGGTCGCGCTCCTCGTCCTTGGCCTTGGCCATGATCTCGGAAAGACGCGCCGACTTCTCTTCGCGCGCCGCTTGAAGTTCCTTCAGCTTCTTGGCATAGATATTCATGGTTGATTGATCCTGTGAGTTACGGGCATTGCGCCCATTTGGAAAGCCCGCAACGGCGGATGCTCTAGCCAATGCCACTCCCATCATCGAACGCCCGGACGCGGGCAGATGGGCTGTCGGCATCGACATAGAATTTCGTGCCTTCTTCTTGTCCTCTTCGTCTTCGTCTGGGGACATGGAGTCGGCGAAGCCCTCGGCAACCGCTTCGCCGGCAGTGAGCCAGGTCTCGGCTTCCATGAGCTTCATAACGGACTTGACGTCCTTGCCACTTCGACGAGAGTAAAGTTCGGCGATGGAGGTATCGAGGGAATCGAGGATGCTTGCAAATTCTTGCAGATCCTTCTTGTTCCCGGCGACTAAGCCCCATGCTGAGTGAATCATGAGCATTGCCCCGACGCCCATCTCGATGTCATCGCCGGCCATGGCAATGACGGATGCTGCGGAGGCCGCCAGACCAAGAACCTTGACGCTTACCTTGGCTGGGTGATCTTTGAGGAGATTGTAGATTGCGATGCCTTCGAAGGCGTCGCCTCCAGGGCTGTTGATCTGGACCGTGACCGGTCCCTTGCCCATATCCTTGAGTTGCTCCTTGACGGATTTGGCGGTGACCTCCCACCCTATTTCGCCAAGAACCATTAGCTCGTTCGGCTCGACTTTCGTCGCGGCTTTGATGCCCTTCACCTTGCTCCATGCCGCCATCGTGCTTGCCGGCGTCTTGAAGGTTAGGCCATTCGGGCGCTGATCCATCCGTATCGAGGGAAGTCCGCGACGCTTCATCAAGAGTACTCCGTCAAATGAAAAACATCTTTGGTTCCTCCGGACTCTTCACGGCAGTCGGCATGGAGCCTATAGCCATCGCCAGAGCCACCATGCCATCGATCCGTCCCCGCGATTTAACCTTGTCCAATTTGCGGGCGCCACCTTCTCCAACAACTCTAGCATTCATTGCACACATGGTAAGGACCGGATGCCCTCCATGGCGCAGCAAGCCGTTGGTGAGTTTGACCTCTGTTTCTCGAAGGGCAGGAGTCATGCTCACGAAGCCCTGCCCGAACTCCACGAACTTCTCAAGCTCCCTTTCGGAGAACCCAGCCTTCACCAGCCAGGGCCGAAGGAATTTCATGTTGTAGCGGTCGAAGGCAATCGCCTGGACGTCGAAGGAATCGAATACACCGCGTAGATATTCGGCCACGTATTCGTATTCGATGGCCGCGCCAGGGGTCGCTATGATGTGCCCTTGCTTCTCCCATAGGTCATACGGGACGCGATCCTTCTTTGCCTTGTCGGCGAGCCCTTCGCTCGGGAGCCAGAATACCGGGTGGACGTCGTGCTCCTCGGTGACCCCGACCAGAGCCGTAAGGTCAGAGACCGCTGAGAGGTCCAGGCCGCCCCAGAGTTTTTGCTTCGCTATCGGTCTGGGAGCCGCGGAGTTCCTCTCCCATACCGACTTTGAGATGAACGGCGAAACGTATTCGACCCGCTGGTTCAGGATGAGGTTGCGAACCTCGGGCTCCTTCGACGGGATTGCTATCGCTTGCTTGATCTGCTTTTCAACGTCGGTCTCGGAGCGGAAAATGCCGAGCGCAGGGTTTGCCTTCTTCCATTGCTCTCGGTCGTCAAGCTCGCAATCCGGGTCGGCGGCGTAGAGATGGCAGACCACTCTGGGATCCGGAGCGTTTATCTGCGAGTCGATCCAGATCGATAGCATATCGCCATCGGTCGGAGCCTGGGTGCTGAAGACGAGAAGGAGGGCGTTGCTATAGGCTCCCTGCGCGGAGGTCAGAGCGGCGACGAAGGGGTCGGTCGGACCCTTGATCTGCCCGACCTCATCGAGCAGCACCAGAATCGGAGAAATACCGTGCGCGGTCTTGCCCTCGGCTGCAAGCGCTTTATAGACCACGTTCTTTACCAGCCCGGTCAGCTTCTTCCCGCTCGGGGCGATATGCACGCGCCCAGAGAGCACGGGGCTGAGCCTCACCATCTTTGCGGCAAGCTCGAAGAGAACTCCCGCCTGCTCCTTCGACATCGCTCCCGAGACGATCTGCGAATTCAGCACTGCCTCGGGTCCGGCAATGTGGGCAAGGAGAATGCCGGCAATCAGCGAGGTCTTCCCGTTCTTCTTTCCGAGGGATAGGTATGCCGAATGGGTTTGATGGGGATTGTCGTAGACATCGAGGATGAATTTTCGTTGAAAGGGTTCCAGCCGCATTCGCTGCCCGATCAAGTCCCCCTCCGGAACGTAGCAATACTTTTCGATGAAGGCGCATACCCTCTCGCCCCGGGTCTTCGGGGCTGCGCGCTTTTTGGTTCCGGTCTTGCGAGCGGCCATGTTCGGCTATTTCGCTAGGAGATCGTCGTCATCGTCATCAGCCTCTTGCAGGCCCGCCGCTGCTTTCTTCTGGGCCTTCGCTCGATTCGCCTCGGGGCGAGGATCCCCACCGGCTCGACCAGCCAGGCGCAACGATCGCATCAAGGCCATCTCTCGCCGGGCAAGCTGCTCCAAGACGTTGAGGCGAGGATTCATGATCTGGGTTCCACGGGCATTGAACAGCACGGTATCCTCCCCGTCAAGCTGCTCTGTCGCGACCTCGATCTCGTATTGACATCGGGCCAACTGGGCCGCAACCACCAGATCAACCTCCTCCCAGTCGCTCAGCGCTCGGGATTTGATGATCCCATGCCAGAAGGGCATGTGCTCACTCTTCAGGGTGATATGCTTTGGGACCTGGAGCGTCCCTCGCAGGGCGTTTTCCATCGCTTCCCGTGCCCCGGCTACTGTATCTGCTTTCGCTTTTGAGGCCATTGCACCATCCTAGGTCGTTGGGGCGGTGTTACGCCCGGAAAATCAG